CCTGTTAATCCACCGAATATTAGATTTGATTGTGATATAGGTGCGGATGCTGATATATTCATTTTAACTGAACCACTATTAAATGCTTCAGAGAATATATCAATTAAACCATTATTAACAACACCACCAATTAAACTACCAGATATAATAACATCAGGTAAATTTAAACTACCTGTAATTACTTGTGTTGATGTAATTGAACCTGTTGTTATAAGTCCTGTATAATCTACCACACCACTTGTTCCTGAAGTACCAGATGTTCCACTTGTACCTGATGAACCTGCTTGACCAGATGTTCCTGACGTTCCTGAACTACCACTATCACCACTTGTACCAGATGTACCGCTACTTCCAGATGTGCCAGATGTACCTGATGGTGATGTAATAAGAATAAACAACATATCATGGTTATTTGGAAACGAAAATGTTGCTGTTTGTAAAGTAACAGGGAATGTCCAATATGTTCCATTATCAACTCCTGTACCTATTGTCCACTCTTGATAATTCGTATGATTTGATTGGTCTTGTAAAGATATAGTTGAACCTGAGGTTATGTTGGATAAAAATATATCCACGTTATTTCCTAATTGGTCTATCTCACTTACATTAATTGATGTTGCACCTGATTGTACTACGTTATCCCAAATGATATGTCCTGAACCAGGGTCACCACTTTGGATATTGTCTTTTGCTTTATAGTTGAAGAATGAACTTGATAATCCACTCGTACCACTCGTACCACTAGAACCACTAGAACCAGAAGTTCCACTTGAACCATTGCTTCCTGAAGTACCACTAGTACCTGATGAGCCATCCGACCCGCTTGTACCAGATGTTCCTGAACTTCCTGTCGCTCCACTTGTACCTGACGTTCCTGATGAACCCGCCTGACCACTCGTACCACTTGACCCATTAGATCCTGAGGTTCCACTTGTTCCTGAAGAACCAGAAGACCCTGACGTTCCACTAGACCCTGAGGTTCCTGAACTACCAGATGTTCCACTAGTCCCTGAAGAACCACTATCTCCACTCGTACCTGATGTACCAGATGTACCTGACGTACCACTGGTTCCACCACTAAACGCAACACCATTAACAAGATATTGTCCTGTTACATCTATTGAACCTGTTACACTAAATGAACCTGAAAAGTTTATACCATTGTCTGCTACGATATCAATACGTTTAACCGAACCGTAATTGTCAACCTTGACATATGTTACATCGTCACCTAAGAATATTTGACCACCACTTGCTGTGATGTGTGTATCTAATGGTGATGTATTATATATTTCTACATATCTTGCATCAGATTGATTTGGTTTTAAGAATAAACTTCCTGTACCAATAATATCTGTTGAGAATAATGAACCTGTTATTGTTTGATTACCGATAAATGTATTACTACCTGTGGTTGCAAATGAACCTGTATCAATTGAAATAGGTGCACCATTAACGGTTAATGAACCAGAGATGTTTACCTGAGTTAAACTCATTTGCAATGGAGAATTATCCCCATCACCTGTTTGAACAGTTTGTAGTGTGTTAGTTAAACCATTAGTACTATCAGTCATCTTTAATAGACCCTGATAGGATTGTGATACATAGAGATTTGTTAATTGACCCATAGCATTTTTAATATTTTTGTTTTATACGTTTTTCCAATCACTGGAAACATTTTTCCATAATTCAGAAACTTGAGCCCAGGTAAGTCCTGTCGTAAATGGTAACACTGGAAGTACACATCTATCATAATCATACTTTTGAATAAAGTGAAACTCAATTATCCATCCTGATAAGATTGTTTCTGTCTTCTCATAGAATGGTATAACATTTGCTTCCACACCTGCATCAAAATCCGATAGATATAACTTTGCAAAAAAGTCCTTAACAATTTCTAATTGATCAGATAATACATCTGTAAAATTTGAAATGTCATTGTTTAACTTATCAACAAAGAATACTCTCCATCCTAAATGTATATGACTACGTTGTATCAAAGTGATATCAGGTAGAACATACATACGCGGATATTCTGGCTCTTGTTTTGTTATTATGTCGTTTGTTAATTGCTCTATATCTCCAAATCCATATGAATTAACCTGTTGGTGTAAGTTTGCAAATTCTTGAAACTCATCCAATATATATTTGTAACTGTTGTATTGTTGGTCTTCTGGGAATTGGAAGTTCCCTGTAACTGGTGGTGTACAACTATTATAATCAAACGCAACTTGAAATGATACGTTTAATGTCCACCCACCTAGAATGGTTTCAAATCTTTCTAAGAATGGTATAACATCTGGGTTCTCATTTACAACCAAATACCAACTAAAGTCACCTTGTTGTGCGGTATATGATTGTAATAGAACGGTCCAAACATCCATTATTGTTCTCAATGTATCAGACATTACTTCCGCCTGATTTGATTGGTCATCATCAACTCTATCCATTATGATGATAGAGAAGCGATAATTAAGATAATTTTCGTCTAATTTTACATCCCCAGGAACAACATACATTCTTTGATATTCTGGTTCCTGTTTGGTTACAATATCGTTTGTACATTGTGCAAGATCACCAAACCCAAAAGATTTAATCTGTTGGTGGTGATAAGCGATTGAACTTAAATCCGCTACTATCTGTTTGTAATTAATTGAACTTGTGTTAACCATTCTATTATTAAATATAAAATAATCCGAAATGTAACTTGAAATTATACCTGACCTAGCAATTTCTTCTGTTCTTTAATCTGTTCTTGTTCCCACGATATGAGATATGACAGTTGATTTAGAACTTCCGTGATGTTTTTTTGGTAGATGTATTCGTGTTTAGTAAAATCGTTGTCAGCAATTTTGTTGACGACAAGAAACCACCCGAACGATTTTTGGAAGTTAGTTTGAAAATCATCCTCCACATCATCCATATTAGTTTTATCTGGGTCCATAAGTTCATCTTGCTCACCAAAGATGGAGGGGTATAGGTTGAATATTTCTTTGCGTACTTGATAAAAAAAAACTGTGCACCTATTACATATGACACATCTAAATTCTTTTTGAAGTATTCGGCTCGTTTTGGTAGCGTTGTTAAATCATATTTCTCTATCTCAAAGTTATGTTCGGAAATTTTGTTGGTGATTGGTCGGTACATAATTGCCGCTAGAATATGTAATACATCCAATAATTCATCAACCTTTTTTGTTGATAACGTATCCATATCAATAAACTCAGCAAAGGTTAGGTCTCTCCAGTTAGGAAAGAAACCATATTCAACACCGTTTAATTCAAATTTATCTTTGAATACAATGTCATCATTCTTGGGTAGTTTATCTGTTATATAATTGGATATATATACAATCTCTTCAAATGGACAATCTAATAAATCCTCTAATGGACAAGTACTTACTGTGCTAATTAGTTTTGCTGCAAAGTAATCTTGTGTGAAGAAGTCCTTAATCTTATAAATCTTTGCGTATTGTTCTATCGTGATTACGTTGTTAACAATGTATGGTTCACCATCAATTTTAAATCTAAGCATATATATGTATATTTTTTAAATGAATGCAATGGAATATCTTCCTGTCGCTTTCATATTTTTTATTTCAAAGTACATTCTCATCATTAGAGCATCTGATAAGTCAGGGGATTTACCCAGTATTCTTTTCATATCATCCTTTGACATTACTGCCACTTTATTATCTTTATCCACATCCTTTAGTTTAATGGCTAATAACTCCTGTGTCAAGTCATCAACAACTGATGGGTTTAGTATATTCAAACTAATCTTATTCTCTTTGAATAATTCAGACAACTTAACATAACATTGCGATTTAAGGTTGCTAAAGTTCTGGTTGTGTAATGCTGAACTGTTATTCACAAAGTTGGTTCCACGGATCTGATCCGCAACTCCACCACCTACCCCATCACTATCTACGATAACGTTCGTAGGATGTATTCCGTACTTCGCAATTAACTCCTTAATTTCAGCCGATAATTCTGTGGTTGATAGTTTGGTAAAGACAAACACTTCTAGGACAACCATGCCACTCCAAATCATCACTACGGATCTATCTGCTCCAAACCTTGCTACGTCAACTGACATATACTTCTTATCTGTTTCTTGTGGAACAAATTTGAATACTGAATTGGATATATCATCAAATGAGAATAACGCATCTGCTTCATCTAGGTAATCCCAGTCACCTTCCAACAATCTTTTACGTTGTTGAGGTGGTAATGACTTAAGCATCTCAATGTAGGATGGCGGCAGGTACGGATTATCTAGTGGTAATGATGGTATGAATACTTTGTTATCTTCTAATGTTTCCTGTATAAATGGTAAGTAAAACTCTTTCTTAAGCCAGTTGTTTGATGGGTTACAGGTCATCAATACTTTTGGAATAAAGTTATACTCATTGAGTTTATATCTTAAACGTGATTTTATAATGTTGAATGCTAGTGATGTGATCTGCGCTGCTTCATCTATAAACGCCGCTGTTATCTCCAATGAACCTAGGTTATCAAAGTTTGGGTCTGATGGATGATATGCTAAATCTTTTAATATAATCTCCGATCCGTTATAGAATGTCACCACGTTTGATTGACCATTGAATGTATAATGGTCACCTGCTTTAAATGTCATTTGATTAAGCAATCCGAATAACGTATTAAGTGTGGTTAGTTTTAACTGTTGTAATACTGTACGTCCTATCAAACATCTAACGCCTGGATATTGAATGCACATATTAATAATCCATAAACATCCCAGCCAACTCTTTCCTCCACCAGCAGATCCACCGAATAACACAATGTTAGTGTGGTCGTCAGTTAAGTACTTCCACGCTTGTGATTGTCTCTTGGTTGGGGTTATCTCTACTGATGACATTAGTTATGTACGTATAATACTTTATCAATCTTGGTTATTGGCATGAAAAATTCTGTTAAACTAATAAGGTATTTTTGAATGAATGTGTGATCTGACTCAGGATAAGTTGGGTCCAATCTTAAACCCCTAATTAATCTATTCATATATGCCGCACATCCAATGTCGATATAACCTAATTGTAATTTTGTTTTAATAGGTTGATATACATTGCTAACCAGATTATGTAACATATCACAATAAATAAATTGTGTCTCTGGTTTCTTTGATGCAATTAAAAACTCTTCAACAAATGTTGGAACATAGTAGTTGTCTTCCCCTGTCATAACAATCCATTCTTCGGTCGCCATATCTAAACCAATATTTCTTGGAGTATGTCCCCAGTCATTATAACGCTTGTCTAGTATGGTTAATTTAATTCTTGGGTCATTAAAAAATTCTACAATGGTTTTCATTGCATCTTGTATCTCATCAGGTGGACAATCAGCAACAACGTGTGCCGTCCAATTAGGATTTGTTTGAGCCATCAATGACCCAAGCAATGCTATTAAGTGATTTGTTCTTTCAAATGTTGGTATTATAAATTCTATTTTCATATATATGGTAAGGCAAAAACGAAGTTTTGCGTGTAATAAAGGGAAAAAAATTATTGTTCCGTTAGATTAATGTTAATTGAGATTGGTTCACCATTTGATGTGATGTCAATCTTTCTTTGTTCCAATCCGTATAGTTTATTGATGTCCGCTAATGTTTCGCGCTCCACCCTCTTATTGTTGTCAGCTCTGGCCCTAGCAAGTAGGTCAAAGTACCTTGATAACTGCTCGGAGATAATCTCTTCCGTCTTCTCTTCAAATCTTGCTTTAATTCTATCTTTAACGTCTTTCCAAATACTCTCAGCCGAACGCTCGGTAATAGCCCATCGTTTGGCTCCTT